TTTTCCAAAGACGTTTCTTATTTAATGGCATTTTCAAATAAATGACAAGATTCGAAACAGATTCGTTTGCTGGTCTAATATTACCCAGCAAACTTCTGTTTCCCTCCAACCTCGATCTCATAATTTTCTCAAGATGGCTTCCAAAGCTTGGCTCGGAACGCTCAACAACTACACTGTTGATGAGCTCACAGATCTAAAGATCAGATTCGAACAACCCGACGTTGTTTATGCCATCATTGGAGAAGAGGTTGCTCCCACAACAGGTACTCCACATTTGCAAATTTATGTCTATTTCGCCTCTCGAAAGACTTTTGTCAGTGTCAAACACATTATCGGGCAACGCGCTGCCATCTTCAAGGCCCGAGGCAACCCCGGAACTAATCGAACTTATTGCTCTAAGTCCGGGACCTTCACAGAGTTCGGCGATTTCTCTGAGGTTAAATCGCAGGGCCAACGCTCTGATCTTGAATCGTATTCGATTTGGCTTACGGAACAGGCGCAGTTAGGAGAGTTTCCTTCTAACGCAACCATTGCAAATGCGTATCCTTCTTTGTTTCTTAAGTATTCTCGTCGCCTTTTTGAGCTACGCGATTATAAGTTTCCTTTCCCAGAGTTGGAAGCCGGGGATTATCGAGCCGGTTGGCAACGTGTTCTCAAGGACCGACTTGATGCTCCTCCAGATGACCGTAAGATTACTGTTGTCATTGATGAGCAAGGCGGATGTGGTAAGAGTTGGTTCGTTCGAAAGTTCTTGAGTGAGAACCCACATGACGCCCAGATGTTATCTATTGGAAAACGCGACGACTTGGCTTATGCGATTGATGAATCCAAAAAATTCTTTTTCTTTCTAATTCCCAGGGGCCAATTGCCATATCTGCAATTTAGTGTCCTCGAGTCTATCAAGGACCGACTCGTTTACTCTCCCAAGTATGCATCCGTGACGAAGGTACTTCGTAACAATGTGCATGTGGTCGTATTTACTAACGAAGAAATCGACGATGAAACTCGAGCTAAATTGACTTCAGACAGGTGGAATATTATTAGGATTAGAACTTTAACTTAATAATTATTGTTTCTTGAAATACATATCATATCGCACTCCATATTTTAGGTCTGATGCACTAGCAATATTTGTTCCTTTTTGCGTTTGTGCGAAAAAGATAAACCAAATATTCGGTTGTACAGCATCATCCCTTGTGAGATACGCTGTGTTGTAACGAAGGGTTTTGTTTAGTTTAACATAACCCGTCATTAGTCTGTCACCAACCAAGACTCCAGTCCTATCAAATCCAGGTGTAGCCGCAGAATCGATCATAGCAGCCCCTTGCGGAAGAAAGGAATGCTTCTTATCGTACAACACCCGATACCTGTTAGTGTTAACCTTACGAATCAGATTATTATTATCATTAGCAGCATAATCGACTGGCGTGAGCGAGTCGGTATCACTCATCCACAACGCCCCTTGTGTGGCCGTTGGGTCTCCAGTCACATTCCTTCCCTGCAAACACAAACATCTGACAAACCATTTTTCAGGTGGTGCCAATCTGATTGTGTTAGAAATCCGTAAGGTGTAACGAAATCCCTTTATTAAGATTTTGTTACTCAATCTGTCTCCTGCGTTTGTGCCGAAGTCGATTCGGTCTCCAACGAGTTTCTTGTATGCCCCACCCGGGACCATGTTCTGAGTACCACCCCAGGGATCAGGAGACAAAGACACTTCATGCCCTGTAGGGTTAAGTTTATTAATCTCCCTGCGCGCGGTGTTCTTAGCGACGGCGCGCGTTCTTGCGACGCTTGGAGCGGCGTACGTACGACCCGATCTTGTTCGCATACCTCCTTACTAAACGGACGTCTTTTGGCGGTTTTGAATTCCTATATGCGGAATAATTCCTGGCCCCAGGATATTTTTTCCACTGGTTGTTATACCAAACGTAGTACTCACGACCAGTTTCTAGTTCCGAAGCGAGGACCTTTCCCTTAAACAGGTTTTTCCAAAGACGTTTCTTATTTAATGGCATTTTCAAATAAATGACAAGATTCGAAACAGATTCGTTTGCTGGTCTAATATTACCCAGCAAACTTCTGT